AGCAGTGATTTTCTCGTTTTTTCTCATAACTTGCGCTCCTTTCTTCGGTTTTAGGTTGTGTGTTCTAAGAGACTTCCCAAACGCTTGATTAAGAAGTCTTTTAGAGCATACAACACCCGCCGCCATTTTGAATTTGACATACTGCTTGACGGCGAAGTGATCCGGCTGCTTTTTTGCCAGATCGTCAAAGAGAATATCCACGGGGCTTTTATAAGTCTCGTCGTCCTCTCTGGCTTCGCAGGCGTTCAGCAGGTCCAGAAGCGTGATGAAGTTCCGTTCCTCCGGCTCCGCCTCATACCAGATGTAGCCGATGAGGGCGCAGTATAACAGCCGCTCGGCTTTGACCCAAAAATCTTCGGAGGATTTTTCACCGTCGCCCTTCGTGTTGGCAATGATGACATTGACCAGTTTGAGGATATCCTTCTCGGAGCGCACATAGGCCAGCGGGTTATATTTCATACTCTTGGAAAAGTTGATGGTGTTCAGGACTTTGATACGGTAGGGCTCATAGATGATCTTGCCGCGGCCGTCCCGCACCGGCTTTCCGTTCTCGTCCAGCTTCGGCGCGCCGTGCAGGAGCATTTTTCCTGTTTCCGTCAAAAGCTGCCCCTTTGGATCGGTGATGACATAGGAGCTGTGCATCTGCATGATGGACGGTTTGACAAAGAACCGCGTCTTGCCGCTGCCGGAGCCGCCGATGACGAGAATATTTTTGTTTCTCGCATACTTTGGCTGCTTCGGGCGGCTGGTCATGGTGAGGCTTTCTGTCCGGGTCAGCGGGATGTTCCAATCGGGAACAGGGCCTATGTAGGGCGCGATATCCGCCGCCGTGCCCCAGCGGGCAGAGCCGTATTCAATACCCTTGCGGTATTTCTTCGCATTCTTGCCCTTGACATACACCGTCAGCCGGATGAGGACTGCGCCGAGGATGCCGACGCAGATATCCAGCGCGAGAAAGCTGGGTGCGGAGCTGGCAAAGGCCGTCTGAAAGCCCTGCCCGATATGCAGCAGCTTTTCCGAGGCGTCAAGCCCCGGCGCCAGCCGCACCGCCTGGCAGAGCTTATCAAAGAGATACACAAAGAACAGATACGGCAGGTTTGGCAGAAGATATTTTTTGAGTTTGTCCTTCATCGCTCCACGCTCCGTTCTCTGGTCTTGACCTTTTCGCCGCGCTCCTGCTCCTTGTGCTGCGTTTTGGACTGCTCCTGCGCCTTTTCCAGCTTGCGGCGGATGGAAGGATCTTTCTCGCGGCTCAGGTTTTTAGCGGAAAACTCCCGGAAGGCCGCCGTAATCACATCGGCGTCTCGCCCCTTGAAGAACACCAGGTAACGGGTATGCTCGCCGGAAATGTCCTTCTTCAAAGCAAAATCCAGGCCGTACTTCTTCGCCGTGGAAGAAAAGGCCTGGATATTCTGATCCGTGATCTCGATGTTGGAAACGCCGGTGTTGTGCTTCATAAGCTGCCGGAGCGTCTGCTTGCCGTGCCGGAGCTGGGGATTTTTCTTGTGCTTCTCCATGTCTGCCAGCACCTTCTTCATGGCCTGCTGCAAGAGCTGGGCGGTCATTTTGCTGGCCTCCACACAAAGCGCAAGGGTTTTCTGCGTGATTTCTTCCTGCAAGGCGTTCACCTCCGATCTCCGCTGCCGTACAGGTCATGGCTGACAAGGGATGTGTAATAGCTGTCCATCGTGACCGGGGCGTTATACAGCGCCGCCAGCAGATATTTCTTGATGTTGCGGACATAGGTGGTGTTCTCCCGCATCCGGTCAAGGACATACTCGATGTGCGAGGCGTTCAGCTTCAGGAACCGTGACCGGACGACCTCAGCCGGGTAGTCGTCCCCGGCGACACGGATCATCTCCCGGTTGGAGCAGACGGTATCCACCATGAGCTCCACCAGCTCGTCCAGCCGGTCTTTATCCAACTGCACGTTCTGCGAAATAACGTCATATTCGATGTTCTCCAAGATCAATGCCCGATAGCTTTCCCGCTTTCGCATCCCGTCCTGCCCGCTCCGCTCCCTGGGGACTGGGGGACTTGATAGGATAGGACTTGATTCTTGCGTAATTGATAAATCTGTCTTTGATGGATAGTTACTTGATTCTTCTTTATTTATTTGGGCGGGGTTCTCCTGAATTGGAGCGTCCAACATTGGATTTGCCTGTACGGGATTTTCCCGTATAGGTTTTTCCTGTGTAGGTGACGGCGCTTTAGGTTGTTCCAGAATGGTGTATTCGATAGAGCCGAGCTGCCCGTTTGCGCTGCGGACACGCGAACGGATCAGATAGCCGTGCGCCTCCAGCTCCCGGATGCCGCCGCTGATGCTGTCAATGCCATCCTTGCAGATACGGGCAAGGCCCTTCATGGTGTAGTCCCAATTCTCCGGCAGGGACAGCATGAGAGATAAAAGCCCTTTCGCTTTCAGCGACAGCGACATATCCCGCAGATGGTAGTTGGACATGACCGTGTAATCTCTGGTCTTTTCGATACGGAATACAGCCATCTTCGCACCTCCTTCCTCTGAAAATGAAAAGTGTTGATTTCGATGAAAAAAGCCTCCGGTTTGCCTCTCGGATGTGATCCATAGGAAAACATCCATGCCCGCCTGCTTGCGGCGGTCAGAGAGAAAAAAACAGAGGCTTTCGCACCCTAATCACAACACTTGAATTTAGGTATAGAAAAAGGGCGGCTGTCTTAAAAACAGTCGCCCGAAAAGGGGATATATACAAGTTATTTGCTACTCGTCCGCCTTGAAAACCGTTGATATTACTGGCTTTTTCAAAAAGTTCTGTATCACCACTCGCACCATCATGGTCAGCCAATTTTGATGACACTGCGTTAAACGCAGTGTCATCAAAGCTTTCCGGGCTTTTTAGGCTCGGAAACTTTTTTATTTTTCCATTGATGACAAACGCCGTTTAAACTGTACCCATAAAAATGGACAGGAAGAAAAAGAAGAATCCAAGAAACAGGACAAAAGCGGTTTCTGAAAAAGATGGCGGTACCCAGAGGTTCGTACAGGCGGCTTTTCGAAAACCCATAAAGCTGGACAGGCTGCAATTTAGAATCCATAAAAATAGACAGCCACCAAAAATACTGTCCCTGTAAACTGGACAAAATAGCTTTTGACACGGGTTCGGATTGAGAATAGAATTATCTTGATCAGAATCGGAGGAAAGCGAATGTCCAACAAAACTTTTACACAGAAGGAAATTGAAGTCCTGAGGACAAGCCCCTATGTTCAAAATGTGTCCCAATCCATGGTGTTCTTTTCAGCATTGTTCAAAGAACAGTTTTGGAAGATGCTATGCGATGGGAAAGCCCCGAGGGACATCGTAATTGCACTCGGTATAGACCCGGATATATTGGGAGATAACCGAATCGCCGGGCTTAAAGCCATCGTAAAGAGAGAGGTCAAAGCCGGCAAGGGCTTTCGGGACTATATAACGTATACCGGAGGAAGCAGCAATTACATGAGTCCTGAGGCAAGAATAAAATACCTTGAGCAGCAGGTAGAGTACAAGGATCAGGAAATAGCGTTTCTAAAAAAATAGTATCTCTGGGCAAAGGGGACAAGGATTCTTGAGAATACCGCCTCACGCCAAGTATGAGATTATATATGAGATGACAAAGCAGAATGGCAATCGGCTGAGTGTTTCGACGCTTTGCGAGATAGCCGGTGTCTCCAGATCAGGTTATTACAACTATCTGTCCACAGAAGATGTTCGTTTAAAACGAGAGGAACAGGACAGAAAAGATTTTCAGAAAATTCTTGAGGCATACAACTTCCGCAGCTACAACAAAGGGGCACGCAGCATATATATGCGGCTGCTGCATATGGATCCGCCGATACATATGAACGTCAAGAAGATACGTCGGCTGATGAAAAAATATGGACTGTTCTGTCCTATCCGGAAGGCAAATCCGTATAGGCGAATGGCTAAGGCTATGGCAACAAACAACATTGCCCCGAACCTTGTCAACCGTGAGTTTGAGAAGCATGGCCCCAGAAAAATACTTTTGACGGATATAACCTACATCATAAACGGCAAAGCGCCAAGAGTATATATGTCCACAATAATTGACGCATATACGAAAGAGATTCTTTCATGGGTATTGAGTGATTCTCTTGTTCTGGACTTCGTTCTCGACACTGTTACTCAGCTCTGCTATACGCATGACATCTCACTCACAGAGGAAACTATTATTCACTCTGACCAAGGTGCCCATTATACGAGCATAAAATTTATTGAGCTTGTGAAGGACAAAAATCTTCGTCAATCCATGTCCAGAAAAGCTAACTGCTGGGACAACGCACCGCAGGAGTCTTTTTTCGGGCACATGAAAGATGAAATAGATATCTCTCAATGTACCACCTTTGAAGAGGTTTGTAAGGTGGTGAGCGATTGGACTGATTATTACAACAATGATCGTTACCAATGGGATTTGGCCAAGCTATCTCCGCGAGAATTCTATCTCTATTGCATTACCGGAGTATACCCACTGACCATCCCAAAGCCTAAAGGCAAGCAGCAAGACCGCTAATCTCCGCCTTGCTGCCCCCTGAAATCTTACTGTTTTCTCAGCTCCGTTCCCGTGTCTAAAAAACTATTTTTGTCCTTGACTTTGGGTACACTTTAAAGAACACTGAGAGCGGGATCGAGGTGTTCTGAATGAAGAAGTATCGGAAAAGGATTGCCGATGAGATATTGGCGCGGAAGCTGGAGGGCAAAGGCGCTGTCTTGATTGAGGGGCCAAAGTGGTGCGGCAAAACCACTACGGCGGAACAGATCGCTGCCAGCATTCTGTATATGGATGAGCCTGAGAAGAAAGAGCAGAACATCACCATGTCCGAACTGAATCCAAAGCGCCTGCTGAAAGGTGCAGCGCCAAGGCTGATTGACGAGTGGCAGATCGCGCCGAAGCTGTGGGATGCCATTCGCTTTGAGGTCGACCATCGTGGAGAGTTGGGACAATTTGTGCTTACCGGCTCTGCTGTTCCAGCTGATACCAAGGATATTACTCACTCTGGCACAGGTCGTTTTACAAGGCTGACCATGCGGCCTATGAGTCTTTATGAGTCCGGGGACTCCACAGGCGAAGTCAGCCTGAAAGATTTGTTTGATGGAGCAGCGGAGATCGATGGCGCTTCCGAACTCGACATTGATCGTTTGGCATTCCTTGTGTGCCGTGGTGGGTGGCCGCAGGCAGTGGATATGCGGGACGAGATTGCTCTGGATCAGGCAATGGATTACTATGATGCCGTGGTGCGTTCTGATATTAACCGTGCCGACGGTGTGCAGAAAAATTCCAAAAAAGTGCATCGGCTAATGCGTTCCTACGCCAGAAATCAAGGCAGTCAGATACCGAATACAGTGCTTGCGCAGGATGTATCCGCAAACGATGAAGTCTCTATGAGCGATGAAACAGTAGCTGCATATGTCAGCGCTCTCCGCAAGATCTTCGTTGTAGAGGATATGCCGGCGTGGAATCCGAATCTTCGCTTCAGGACTGCCATCCGTTCTTCTGACACCAGATATTATATTGACCCATCTATTGCTGCCGCGGCATTGGGCATCGGACCTAATGACCTTGTGAATGATCTCAAAACCTTTGGTTTTCTGTTTGAAACACTCTGCATCAGAGACCTGCGTGTTTTTGCGGATTCCTTGAATGGTGAGGTCTACCATTATCGTGACAGAGACGGTCAGGAATGCGATGCCGTTGCTCATTTAGGAAACGGGAAATACGGTTTGATTGAGATCAAGCTGGGCGGAGATAGACTTATTGAAGAAGGAGCAAAGAGCCTAAAGGCAATGGAAGCCAAAATTGACACTGATAAGATGAATGCACCGTCGTTCCTTATGGTTTTGACAGGCACCGGCGACTATGCCTATCGCCGTCAGGACGGTGTATATGTCGTGCCAATCGGCTGCCTAAAAAACTGATATTCATAACGCAACATGTTTACTACTAACACGTTTAACACGAATCCAACGCTTTGGATGTGTGGGATTCGCGTTAAGCTCATTTACTGCTCATTTTGAGTTTCCCATATCTGGTCTTGCTGACCTTGCAATACTGATAAAATACTTAATTACCTTAAATGAAAATGTTAAACTGCGTATACAAAGCAGGTGAATAAACTTGCTTGGTACGCATCTAAAGCGAGCTGTTGCGGAGAACATCTAAATGGCAAAAATGAATTTTTCCGAACTTGAAAAAATTGAAGACCTTGGTGCTGCGACGGGCTGGGTGTCTCCTTTGTCGGCGGAGGACAAGAAGTTTATCAAGTACTTTCGCTCGGTTTTTAAGAGGTATAACATTAACCTGTCGAAGGCGACCAGACTCGAATATGACTTCGTGGACGCGGCCTGGACGGTGTGAAGCTCATCGTCGGCGACAAGTGTATGGGAATGCTGGAGGCCGTGGGAGAAGTGTTTCCGAATGCCAGATACCAACGCTGCGTTGTCCATTTCTACCGCAATGTTTTCTCAGTTGTTCCCAAATCCAAGATTAAAATTGTGGCGAAAATGCTTAAGGCAATCCATGCGCAGGAAAGTAAAAATGCCTCTCGTGAAAAAGCAAAGGCCGTAGTTGCCGAGCTGAAAGCGATGAAGCTGAAAGAAGCAGCGAAGAAAGTGGAGGACGGTATTGAAGAAACACTGACCTACTGCGACTTCCCAAGTGAGCATTGGACACGCATCCGCACAAACAATGTGATTGAACGGCTGAACCGAGAGATCCGCCGCAGGACGCGCGTGGTGGGGGCTTTCCCGGACGGGAACCCTGCTCTGATGCTGGTCTATACGAGGCTGCGCCATGTAGCGGGAACTCAGTGGGGCAATAAGAAATACATGAACATGAAGCACTTAGAGGCGGCTTTGGACGACGTCTCTATTGCCGGCTGACTTCATTCAGCCGGAGTCTGCAAACTTTTTTGCGCATAATCCTTGTCAGTACCTAGGACTGCAAATCCGTTTCAGATAAGCAGTCCTAAACTATTTATCCAGTTTCGCATGATATTGCTCGGCATTGATTTTGCCTGTTGCAAGCATCTTTTCTGACCATAACTGTAGGGTTTCAACTGTGATTGAAATGCGTTCAAGCTCGTTTTGTATGTAAATAAAATCGTCGATCTCTTCATCCGAGATAACTCCATCGGCCGCAATTTCTATGAGTCTGTCTTTTGATTTGCTTACGGAGTTCAGCGATGCAAGCATTTCAAGGACAATAGATGACAGCTCTTTCACATGAACTTCTGGAACATACTGTTTGCCGATTGGGCATTCATTGAACAGTAATAGTTGCACAGCGACGGCTTTTTGTACTTTTGTGTCATGATAAGTACTTCTTCTGGCTGCGGGATAGACCGCTCATTCTCAATCCTCTCTATACGGTCTTCCGAAATAACTTCAAGTAGTTCACTCGCATCTGCCCGTGTGAGTCCAAGCTCTTCACGTGCTACATGATATTTCGTTTTGTTCTCTTTTACAGAAACTTTTCCCATTATCTATCTCCAATTTGATAAATATCTTTTGTGTGAACAATGTCTTGGCTATATTCTATCTGTTTGAAGATAAATGCGCAATGGGAACTTATAGTTTTCTTGAATAAATGACAGCAATTCACGTTACCTCACTGCATTCGCAAGCAGCCTTCCCATCGTCTCTGCTGCTTTGGCCTAAGCAAGTGTTGTGACGTGAGTGTAAGTGTCGAGCGTGAAGCCAGCAGAGTAGTGACCGAACATCCAGGAGACCGTTTTAATGTCTACTCCGTTCTGCAAAGCCAGGGTTGCAAATGTGTGACGGAACGCATGGGGGGTGATGTGCGGCAGACCGTGCCGCTTGCTGAACTTACTAAGCCAATCTGTCACGCTATCCGGGTGCATAGGCTCTCCGTTATCCTGTGCGAACATAAAGCCCCTCACAGCTCCGGAATTACCGCAAACGAAGAATAGGTTTGCCGGAAACTGTAGGGGCTTTATCCCTGCCTGAGCGGTGCGCCGACGGAAACAGAAACTATTTTGTCAGCGTTACACAAGCCTCCGATGCAGCAAGCCCCTAAGTAACGTCCGAAACGTCTCTTGTTTCTCCACTGACGTTGCCGATTCGGAGGTGAATGCTGGTACACCAGCCCACACCTTTACGCCCATGACGACCGAACCCGCAGCACAAAACAAGCCCGGTACTTACATTAGACAGCACTATTGCCCTTTCGGGTGACTTCGAAATCGTAGTAATGCCAGGAGCGGGGAAAGCGCCAATCTAACCGGCCTTACAGCTCGTCAGCTGCGCCGGGACGCTTAGCCCGCATTACATGGAGGCCGTTGCCTCTGATGGTGAATATATGCGACTGCCAGCGCAATGTCAAGAGAGCGAGAGAATTCCCGCACTCTGTTTTATGTGCCTGCCTTTAGTTCATTCAATTGCGCTTCACGGTCTGCCTATTTTCATCGAAATCCAGATAAGTCTGTCTTGCACACACTTTATTCCGAGGCTTCCGGCTCGGCAGCCCCTGTTACGTTCCGGACAGTTTATCCCTGTATATCATCATGGCTGCCATGATACCGGACTTCAAGTGGTTTGTGAGCTTGCGGTTTGCCTCAATGAAATAGACATCGCCGCGGCAGGAGAGACGCAGATTTCCCACGCCGTAGCCAGTTTTGCTGCCGGAGGCATCAAGAACAGGCAATGCGTCCATCGGCAGCTCGTACGCAAGAGCACTATCGAACATATAGTTGAAAAACACTAACCGCCGCGTCGTAACGCACAGCAGCATTTTTATCTTGCTGCTGACCCCGGCACGGGCAAGATACCCGGACGGTGCACCATCATGATCCGCGGCTCGGCGCGTCACATACACTATAGCGGCACAGACCAGATCCTCATCCCCACGAAGCTGAGACTGTCCATATTCTATCAGCGCCCGATTAAAGAGTCCGCCGCTTTTGCTGTCCTTTACGGCTTCGGCTACGGTCATACTCGTTCTCCTTTACATGGATGTCAGGTATATATTTCTAAGTTGCGCCGCGTCGAGCGGAACGCAGGCATTCGCCATTAACCGCCCCTGCTTTTGCTGCACATTCTCTATAAACGCTGGAATGTCCTCTTCCGCTGCGCCGAACGAGTTCATGCCGTCTCGCGGATAAAAGCATTCCAAAAGCTTCTCAAGCTCATCATATACCTCTTCAGGTCCGCATTCAAGCGCCGCGGCAAGCATATTTTCCAGCTCTGCAAGCTGCGCGCCCCCGCCTGCGTGCTTGTACTCCCTCAGCACGGCAAGAAACAGGCAGTAGTTTGAAAGCCCATGCGGCACGTGATATTTCTCTCCAAGCGGATAGCTCATCGCGTGTACCGCACCGCAGCCCGCGTTCCCAAAGGCGACCCCGGCGAGCGTACTTGCAAGCAGCAGTTCTCCGGCAAAATCCATGCGATGTTCACTCCCCAGTGCCGTGAGCTTTTTCATGCCGTGGATTATAAGCTCCATAGCGCGGACAGAAAACATACGTGTCAACGAGTTTGCTTTGGGCGAGATATACGACTCTACGCTGTGGATAAGCGCATCTATGAGGCTCGACGCAAACGCTTTTGCCGGCAGCGCTTCGAGCAGCTGTGGGATGAGCACCGCGGTATCGGCATAAAGCGTGTCGGAAACGATGCCGCCTTTGAAGTGTATGCCGGTGAATGTGATGATGGATATGTTGGTCATCTCGCTTCCTGTGCCGCAGGTAGTGGGTACAAGGATAAGTTCCCGCTCGCGGATAAACTCGGCATCCGGAGCGAGAAAGCTCTCCAACGGCCTGTCCAGCGGCAGGACCAGCAGCTTTGCCACATCCATTACCGTGCCGCCGCCGAGGGCGATAATACGCTTTGCGTCGCGCGGGCATTCCGCGCGTATTGCGTTCACCATCACATCCGTCGGCTCGCCCTTGCCGTAGTCCTCTTTCCATATCACGCTCGCGCCGCTCATCGCGTCGAGCGCAGCTCCGGAGAGTATATAGCGGTTCGTGAGTATGACATCCCCGCGACCGATCGAAAACTCTGCCGCCAACTCTTCGCGCCGTGTGCAGGAGTATATTGCTGTATTCATGGATAGAAGCTTCATTGCAAACCTCCGTTTTCCCTATGGAATGCCCCGCGATTCATTTCCCCTGCGCGCTGTCAACGAGACGGCGCACGCGCTGCGCATCGACTGCGTTCCAAACGTTGCCGTCCTTTTTTATCGAGCTGCCGACGATCACGCCATCTGCGACGCTGAGATAACCGGCGATTGTGCTGTCCTTTATGCCGCTGCCGATGAGTACAGGCCTGCCATGGGCAAGGCTCTTCATTTCGCGTACTTCGTCGAGCGTAGGTGCAGAGCCGGTCTGAAGCCCCGTCACGATGAGCGCGTCCGCGCCGGACTCAATGGCGGAATCGATGGTGAATGCCGTGGGCTGATCGACCATGGGGAAGGTGTGTTTTACGTGTATATCGGCAAATATCATGCTCTCGCCGGGATACCGTGCGCGGCGGCGCATGAGTGAAGGAGCGGATGCAGTGAATATTCCGTTCGGCCCCATGCGGTTTTCGGAAAATGTCTCAACACGCAGAAATGCCGCTCCCGTCAGGTACGCGAGATTCCACTCGTCATCCGTGCAGTTATAATGCACATTCACGCCCAACGGGATACTGGCTTCGTGCATGAGTCTGTCGAGCATTATCGCCATGGCGTTAACTGTTATGGGCTCTATTGCGCCGGTGTACGGCACGTCGCCGAAGTTTTCGACTATCGCGGCGGTAATGCCGCCCTCGGTGAGCGCTTCAAGATCCGCCAAAGCCGCGTCCCAGATCTCTTCCATGCTGCCGCCGTAGTTCGGCGCGCCGGGCAGCGGGCGCAGATGCACCATGCCGATGATCGGCTTTTGCCCGCCGAATAGAGTTTCAAAGTTCATATATCGTGTGCCTCCCTCATTTTGTCCACTTGCTCCCTCGTATAGCCAAGCTGCCCATATATCTCGTAATTATGTTCGCCGAGATTCGGCGCGCCGCGGAAAAGCTGCTCCGGCATCGCGGAGAACGCCGTGGGGAAACCCTGCATGGGTATATCCCCAAGACCGGTGTAAGGTACGTTGATTATCTGCTTGTTGTGCTTTACCTGATCGAGCTGCAAAAATTCGTGTACGCTGAGCACCTTGGCCGCGGGGATGCCCGCCTTGTCCAGCTCTGCGATGATCTCTTCTACCGTGAGCTTCTCCGTCCACTCTTCAACGTAGACATTCACCTCGGCAGCATGCGCGTGGCGCCCG